ATCTCGGAGAGATCGCCGCGCTCGGCGTCGCTCATCCGGTAACAGGCCTCCAGCGCGTTGACGATCCCGGCCACATCGGGGACGGCCTGCCATGAACGCTGCCCGGTCCAGGTGGCGCGGCACTCGACCTTCCAGCCCGCGCCGGCGACCTCGCTCATCGCCGAGAAGTCGGAGACGATCGCCGGGACGCCGCACGACTGCGCCTCCAGGATCGGGATGCCGAATCCCTCGCCCCGCGCCGGGTTGAGCAGCACGTCGAAGGTCGAGTAGACCCGCGCCATCATCTCCGGTGAGACGGGACGGAATGCCTGCCGGTACTGGTCGCCGACC